AACATTCCCACACGTATCTACACTGAAAGGTGCTTCGACTCCAGATGGAACCCCGAACTACATCTCAGACGTTATCAACAATAAGTCTAACTACATTTGGAACGGTTACTTCGGTGACGATTCTGCGTTTGGTGTAGCACACGATAACTTCGGAGATCTGATCGGAGAGACCGCTTCTGTCGATTCTGCTCAAGACTACGGTACCCCATTGGCCGGTTGGACAAACGCAAAAAGCGTTGTTAGTTTGGGTCGAGGAACAGATGGTTCTGATATCGGTACTGGCGAATACGCTACTGGTTTTGATCTGTTCGAAGACGTTGAAACTGTACAAGTTGACATGTTGATTGCTCCTGCTCACGCTAACAAGACTGACGGTAACACTGTTGTAAATGATCTTGTTGGAATTGCTAAAGGACGTAAAGATTGTGTTGTAACTACTTCCCCCGATAAGGCTTCGATTACAGGTACTACTCCTGTAACTAGCACTACTTCGTTTGCGAGTGGTTGTACCCGATCATCATACCTAGTTGTTGATAACAACTGGTTCAAGGTATATGACAAGTATAACGACCAATACATCCAAATCCCAGCTAACGCTGGTACCGCCGGTCTATTCGCTGGTACTGACGCAGTAGCTGCGCCATGGTTCTCTCCTGCTGGACAGAGACGTGGTAACTACTTGGGTGTAACAGACATTCTATCTAACCCTAACAAGACTCAGAGAGATACTCTGTATAAAGCAGGTGTTAACCCAATCGCCAACATTCCTGGCGCTGGTGTTATCCTGTTCGGTGACAAGACCTTTGAATCACGTCCAAGTGCATTCGATCGAATTAACGTTCGTAGATTGTTCCTTGTTCTTGAACGTCAAATTGCTCTTGCTGCCAAGAACGTAATGTTTGAATTCAATGACGAGTTTACTCGTGCAGAGTTTACAAACATCGTAGAACCTTTACTTCGTGAAGTACAGGGTCGAAGAGGTATCACTGACTTCCGTGTCGTTTGTGACGAAACAAACAACACACCAGCAGTCATTGATAGAAATGAATTTATCGCTTCAATCTTCATCAAACCCGCCCGTTCTATTAACTTCGTAACGTTGAATTTCGTTGCAGTTAGAACTGGTGTTGAGTTTGACGAAGTAGTTGGCACGGTATAAGGGGAGATAAGAAATGGCTGTATTAGGTGTAGATGACTTTAAGTCAAAACTCCGTGGTGGCGGTGCTCGTCCCAATCTCTTCAAGGCAACATTGAACTTCCCTGCTTACGCTGGTGGAGATGTAGAACTTGCATCTTTCCTATGTAAGACAGCGGCATTACCTGTGTCAGAAATGGCACTGGTAACTGTTCCGTTCCGTGGACGCCAATTGAAGATTGCGGGCGATCGTACTTTCGCTAACTGGACTGTAACTGTAATCAACGACACAGACTTCAGTGTTCGTGACGCTATGGAGCGTTGGATGAATGGTATTAATGCACACGCTGCAAATACTGGTTTGTCTAACCCTGTAGATTACGAAGCTGATCTGTCAGTTGATCAACTAGACCGCAATGGAGATGTATTGAAAACATACAACTTCCGTGGTTGTTTCCCGACTAATGTGTCGGAGATTGCATTGTCTTACGAGACTAATGATGCGATCGAAGAGTTTACTGTAGAATTTGCTATCCAATATTGGGAATCAAATACTACTAGTTAATTCTGGTATAAGTAATGAATGGAAGGGGGGAATTGTCTCCCCTTCCATTTTACTATTAAGTTTTGAGGTTTTAAATGGCAGAAGACAATAATGGTCTAAAACTCTTTGGTTTTGAAATAAAGAGAGCGACCAAGGACAAGGACAAAGAAAAACTACCTTCTATCGTACCAACGGCTGATCCCGATGGTGCAGGGTACGTTACTGCCAGTGGTTCACACTTCGGTGCATACATTGATATGGACGGTGCGGACTCTAAGGACAACACACAACAAATTCAGAAATACAGGGGTGTTGCACAACATCCTGAAGTCGATGCTGCTATCGAAGATATTATCAACGAGTCTATCTCTGGTTCAGAAATGGAATCTCCGGTTGGTCTGGATCTCGATAAGGTAAAAGCATCAGATAAGATTAAGAAGAACATCATTGAAGAGTTTGAAGGCATCTGCGCGATGTTGAACTTCAATGAGTTAGGTCACGACATGTTCCGTTCGTGGTATGTAGATGGTCGTCTGTATCACCACTTGGTGGTAAACGAATCTAACCTGAAGGCGGGTATCCAAGAGATCCGTCCCATTGATGCTGCAAAGGTACGTAAAGTTCGTGAAGTAAAATATAAGAAAGATCCCACGACTAACGCAAAGATTGTAGAGAAGACCGAAGAGTTTTACATCTACCAAGAGAAATCTGGTACGCAGTCCGGTGTTAAGTTAAGTCCAGATTCAGTATCCTATGTTACGTCTGGTCTACTAGATCCTTCTAGAAAACGTGTAGTATCTTTCCTACATAAGGCAATCAAACCGATTAACCAATTGCGTATGATGGAAGATTCATTGGTAATCTACCGTCTCGCACGTGCGCCTGAACGCAGAATCTTTTATATAGATGTTGGTAACTTGCCTCCACAGAAGGCAGAGAAACACATGAAAGACATCATGTCTCGTTATCGTAACAAGTTAGTATACGATGCGAACACAGGTCAATTGAAAGATGATCGTAAACATATGTCTATGTTGGAAGACTTCTGGTTACCACGTAAAGAGGGTGGTCGTGGTACTGAGATCTCTACACTGCCTGGCGGTGAGAATCTTGGTCAGATCGATGACATTGTATACTTCCAGAAACGTCTATATAGATCTTTGAATGTTCCACTGTCGCGTTTGGAACAAGAGGCCCAGTTCTCTCTAGGTCGTGCGACAGAGATCAACAGAGATGAAGTTAAGTTCCAGAAGTTCATTGATCGTCTGAGAAAACGCTTCGCAACGTTGTTCCTAAATATCCTTCGTAAACAGTTAATACTTAAAGGTATTATCACTGAGTTGGATTGGGAAAATTGGAAGAACGACATCACGGTTGACTATATACGTGATAACCACTTCACTGAACTGAAGGATGCAGAAGTACTCAGAGAACGTCTACAAACTATGGATCAAGTATCTCAGTATGTAGGGGAATACTTCTCTAAAGAGTGGGTTTGGAAGAACGTGTTACAAATGCAAGAAGATGAAGTTGAGACTATCTTGAAACAGATCGCAACCGAATCTAATGCAGAGACAGGAAATGAAGACGAATTTTAATTGGAGAAAATCATGAGTGATACAGAAACAACTGAAGTACAAGAACCTACGCAGATGGAACTGAACCTAAACCAGTTTGTAGATGCAATTCAGGCGTCCAACTTTAATAACGCTGGAGATCTATTCAACGACATGTTGGGTAGTAAGATGCAAGATGCTATGGATGCCGAGAAAGTAGTTGCGGTAGCCGATACCATCTTCAATAACGCACCAGAAGAAGAAGAAGAGATCGAAGATCTTGAACTAGAACTCGATGAATATGAGTTTGGTGTAGAAGAATCTGAAGAAGAATCTGAAGAAGACGAACTTTCTTAATAATAATTCGATCTAAAAAACTTTTTTTGTATAAATAAATGTACAAACAGGAAAAAACTTATAGTGAAAACATTTAAACAGATCCGCGAAGCAAAGAAGTATAAGGGTGAAACCGTGTACTCCGCGAAGACTAAAGGGTCTGTAAAGGTTCCTGTAGTTATTGTAAAAGAACCTAAAGGTTACTGCGTGTATATAGACGGTGACAAGTTAGATGTATTCAAGACTGAGTCTGAAGCAATGAAGACTTTGGTCTCAACTGTCAAAGCACTAGGTGGTAAACTCTAATGAAGTTAATTAGCGAATTTAAAGAAAACGATCTTGAATGTATCGTAGAGAAGAAAGAAAATGGCGATAAGAATTACGTCATTGAAGGAATCTTCATTCAAACAGAATCAAAGAATAGAAACGGACGTATTTACCCTAAACCAATTATGGAGAAGGCAGTAAACGCATACGTTGAATCCCAAGTTAGTAAGAAACGTGCGGTAGGTGAATTGAATCACCCTGAAGGCCCTACGGTTAACTTGGATAAAGTTTCTCACCTCATCACTGATCTTCGTTTCGAAGGTAATGATGTGGTAGGAAAGGCACAAATATTGGATACTCCAATGGGTAAGATTGTTAAAGGTCTCCTTGATGGTGGTGTACAATTGGGTGTGTCAACTCGTGGAATGGGAAGTCTGGAACAAAGAAATGGCGCAATGTATGTCAAAGACGACTTTATTCTTAGTACGGTAGATATCGTACAAGACCCCTCAGCACCTGACGCTTTTGTCAATGGAATTATGGAAGGTGTAGATTGGGTCTGGAATAACGGCATTTTGGAACCCCAGATTATTGAAGATATGGAGACAGAAATTAAAACCGCACCGAAAGCATTTCAATCCGAAGTGCAGATTCGGGAGTTTAAGAATTTCCTCTCGTTAATCAAATCTAATATGTAAGGAGTCAATAATGACTGAAGAAAATAAAGTCGAAGTTGAACTTCACGATGAAGAAATTAACGACATTGTGGAGGAAACTCTCGAAGAAGCACAAGCAGAAGTCGTAGAAGCTACGGATGATACTCCGGTAACGGAACCAGAATCTGTCGCATCTGTGGATAAAGCTGCTGGCGCAACAAAACAGGCACAAGCACCTAAGACCAAAGCCGGTCTGTTGAATGCAATGTATGTCACCGCTTCTAAAATGAAGAAAGGTGAACTACAAGCTGCATACGACAAAATGATGGGCGGTAAGGTAGACGAGTCTGTTGCAGAATCTATCGATACAACTTCCGAGTTGGATGCGTTGGTAGAATCTGAAGCCACTCTTTCAGAAGAGTTTAAAGAGAAGACTGCTGTAATTTTTGAAGCTGCTGTCCGTTCTAAGTTAAGCGAAGAAGTTGATCGTTTAGAAGAACAGTACAAAGAAGAACTGTCTGAAGAAGTATCTGCTGTTAAAGCTGATCTTGTTGAGAAAGTAGATTCTTACATGAATTACGTTGTCGAATCTTGGATGGAAGATAACAAGGTTGCGGTACAGAACGGTCTCCGTACTGAAATCGCTGAATCATTCATGGGTAAAATGAAAGATCTATTCGTAGAATCTTACATCGATGTCCCTGAAGCAAAAGTTGACCTAGTTGACGAACTTGCAGAACAAGTAACTGAGTTAGAAGAAAAACTTAACTCAACTACTGGTGACGCAATCAAGTTAAGCGAAGAACTCGAAGTACTGAAGCGTGATGCAATCATCGCTGAAGCATCTCGTGGACTTGCTGACACCCAAGTAGAGAAGTTAAAAGGACTTATCGAAGGAATCGACTTTGACGAAGAAACATTCGCGTCTAAAGTAGGTATCGTAATCGAGTCACACTTCGCTAAAGAACCTGTTGATAACGCAGAAGTTGAACAAATTGTAGAAGATGCGGACACAACCGTAGAAACCTCAAGTTCAATGGATGCATACGTTAACGCTATCAAAAAAACTATTAAGTAAGGATTATTAAAATGCAACAATCTTACGATACTCTTATCGAAAAATGGTCTCCAGTACTGAACGAAAGTTCTGCTGGCGCAATCACCGATCACCACCGTAAAGCGGTAACTGCTGCAATCTTGGAAAACCAAGAACGCGCAATGGCCGAGTCACGTTCTGCTGAGATGGGTTTCATGACCGAAGCTGCACCTGCTGGTGCTAACACTGGTTCAATCGGCACTTGGGATCCAATCTTGATCTCTTTGGTTCGCCGTGCGATGCCTAACCTTATCGCATACGATGTATGTGGTGTACAACCTATGAATGGCCCAACTGGTCTCATCTTCGCGATGAAGGCACGTTATGGTGCTGGTGCTACTGGTTCACGTGAAGCACTATTCGGTGAAGCTGAGACTCAGTTCTCTGGCGACTCTGCTGGTACTCACGACAGTGACAACGTTTCTGGTTTCAATGGCATCTCTGACTCTGCTACTCCAGACGGTACTTTAGACGACAACCGTCTAACTGCACTTGGTGCATCTGGTATGCCTACTGCTGACGCAGAAGCACTTGGTTCAAGTGGTGGTTCTACTTTCAAAGAAATGGGTTTCACTATCGAGAAGCAAAGTGTTACTGCTGTATCTCGTGCGTTGAAAGCTGAGTACAGTTTAGAACTTGCTCAAGACTTGAAAGCAATCCACGGTCTAGACGCAGAAACTGAGTTGGCGAACATCTTGTCAACTGAGATCCTTGCTGAAATCAACCGCGAAGTAATTCGTACTATCAACTCTCAAGCAAAAACTGGTGCGTTGCAAGCTAACGTTACTAAGAGCGGTGTCTTCGATCTGTCTTCAGATGCTGACGGTCGTTGGTCTGCTGAGAAGTTCAAAGGTCTGACTGTTCAGATCGATCGCGAATGTAACGTGATCGCTAAAGAAACTCGCCGTGGTAAAGGTAACGTACTTATCTGTTCTTCAGATGTTGCTACTGCACTTGCTGCTGCTGGTACTTTGGACTATAGTCCTGCTATGTCTAACAACCTTCAGGTTGATGACACTGGTAACACTTTCGCTGGTATACTTAACGGTCGTATCAAAGTATACATCGATCCATATGCCCAGACTGACTACTGTACTGTAGGTTATAAAGGTCAAAACGCATATGACAGTGGTGTATTCTACTGCCCATATGTTCCTTTACAGATGGTTAAGGCTGTTGGTGAAGATACTTTCCAACCAAAAATCGGTTTCAAGACTCGCTACGGCATGGCTTCTAACCCATATGTTGGTGGTACTCCAACTAGTAATGGTCTTGCTGCTGCAAAGAGCAACCAATACTACCGTATCTTCCGTGTGGACAACATCCTCACATAAGAAGTATAAAAATAAGAGTGAGGTTAACTCACCACATTTTAAGGGACTCTTCGGAGTCCCTTTTTTTATGCGTATAAATAACTCTGTTCACGAACTGAATGTCGAAGTATGAGACGGTATTACCGTTGTGTCTGGTTACCCAGTAATCTAAAAACAGGAGATAGTTATGCGTATCATTGCAATTGCATTCGCATTAGTTTTGTCTGCTTGTTCCACCGTTGATGCAACCATTGACGGTACTGGTGGTATTATCAAAGGTGTCGGTTCAGATGTCTTTGGTGTAACCGCTGGTGTATTGGATGTGACATCAAATCTTATTAAAGATGTTGCAGAAAAGACTGGAACTGCTGCTACAGCACCCGAAGGGGAATAAGTAAGGAGAGTGGTGCGCTGAAAACGCACAAGAGTAATGTTATACCGGCCAAGGACGGCACTTAAAGAAAACCCCTCCGAAGAGGGGTAGAGAGATTGGAGCGGAGCAGAGGACTTGAACCTCCATCTTTAGGTTGGACACCTAACGTAATCATTATACTAACTCCGCATAATATGTGTATATTATAACACAAACTCTAGTTGTTTGGCAAGGAATATTTTACTAATTGTTTTAAACTTTCTTTACCCTGTTCTTGTGGTAAGAAACCAAGAAGTCTCACGGGGAATGTAGTCAACCCACAATACTCCAATGCCTGTCTGTGCGTGCTTAACTGATCAACAAATCTCTTTCGTTTGATCTCTAGTGTCGCCTTTGAAGTCGGTGCGCCTACATGACCAATAAGGTTGGTAAACTTACCCGTCTCCATGTAACGATTAACAGCCTGCATGATAACACGATACTGATAACCTTCACCGATACATACACCGTATGCGTTGGTTTCCTCACTAAACTCACCACCGATAACATGTTCTACCGCAGAGTGGTTAGATACCCAATCCTGTACTTTAGGGACAGAGGTATATAGGATATACGGTTGTGGCGTATCTGCCTCTTCCATAACCATTTTCACTACACGGTTACGACAGGTCTTATCTCGTGTCTTACCGTAGATTCTAATGAACTCTGCGGTAATCGCCTTCTCTGTATTCTTGATGCGACCATTTGCAACTTTGCGACTCAGGTGTTTACGCATATCGACTTCTTTGTTTAGTCGCTTGGGATATCCCTCGTTCTCTTGTGCCTGTACGTCTTCCATCTGTTCTGGTGTACCAGAGAACAAAGTAAAGATCCACTCTGTTTGTCCCAAAGCACGAATCGCTTCGGATCTACCGTAACCATATACAAGGACGTATGGTTTATTGAAGGCCGCACCACGATAATAAACTGCGGGTGGAAACTCTTGGGAATCGACACCGTCAGCGAAAGACAACCTAAGTTGTTCGATCTCAGCTCCAGTGTGGGTGTCTACCTTACCTACATTGCCAGTGATATCATCAATATGAATCTGGTCAAAAGATAGTACAATGTTTTGTACGGATTCTACACCAAGTTCAGTGTAGTCGGGTAACGCGATATTGTCTAGATTTGTGTTGATATAATCAGCTAATGTTATAATAGCCATGGTATTTCTCCTATTGGATTAAATTAAGTGAAGTAGAAGACTCATTGAGAATCCTAAAACACAATAGTATATATAAGAATATTATCTTATAATATCGATATCGTCTGCATTGACGTTCCAAGTCTCTACTTGTCTACGCAAACGACCATCACCCTTGAGTTTGTCATAACGCTTGACGGCATTCTTTCTCCACCATGCGGTAACACCCTCAAGAGAGAATCTGTCAAAGTTCTCTTTCTTGATCAATGTATCTGTTTCTAGATTCAAATACGCAGGGACATTGTCATACCCATAGGTAGACACGAAAGAACGTTTACGTTCCGTCAGTCCCTTTGCATCCGAATAAGTTTGACAGAACTTCTTATAGGCATTCTCATCATGTACCTTGAGAGAGGCTTTGATAATAGATGCCATCTTGGTCTGTGTTTTTAGTTTACGAGATGAGGCGTCCACAGGAACCAAGGGTTCACCACCATTCTTTTCAATGAACCATGCACTTAGTCTGCGGTAGGTGTCGTCATTGATTAGTGGTAAGAAGTTTGAGTCTGTCAAACCATTGAACCGCAGAAATGGTTTCATACCATCATACTGCGATGCAGACTTTGTTGACCCATATAACGAAGTAGTCTCGAACATGCAGAAGTTTGAATTGTACTTCTTGTTCAATGCCTCACGTGTGTGGTGGGAACAACAAATTGCGGCCAGTAACTTACCACCAAGATAGTTGTAACCAAACGGTTGAGTCGGTACAATGTTGAACCCCATGATTGCGGAGTCATTGAACCGTTTCATTACGTCTGGATTCATACTGTCTAGTGGTCGTCCTAACCATTCGTTCCGTGGTCTACTATTAATAGTAGGAGAACCGAAACGAATCATACCAACAACACTGTTAGTATTCTTTTCCTTGATAACCCACTTCAGTCCCTTGCCAGGAATTGATGCTTCCACAGGTGCGGACGTGACAATCTCCATGTAGGACATGAACTGTTGTGCGGGCGATTCTTGTATTACAAACTCCATCTCGGACGGATGGATATCGAAGTTGCTGAACAGATCTTCTTCTGGCCCCATGCCAGGCAGAGAGTACGGAAAGGATTCCATACGTTCCATCTTGATCTGTCTCATGTATTCATCGATGCGTTCTATGTTTCCAAAGAACTCATCAAAAGCATTTGCTGCGTATAACGCATCTTTATGTTCTAAAATCATTTACTTTCCTCATCATCTGTTACACATTATACAGTATGTAGCAAATTAAGTCAAGCGATATTTAAACGATCTTTGAGTTAGTTATCGTATAAATAGAAGGATACAGGAGAACATTAATGGCAGAACTAACAACAAACAAAAACTACTTGCAACCTACTGGGTTTCGTGTTATAATTAGTAGGCAAAATTACCCGAACCTTGAGTACTTTGCACAGGGTGTGACGCATCCGGGCTCTACCGTTTCTCCGTTAGAACTTGGTACGCCACGCATAACGTCTATTCCATTAGCGGGTGACAAGATCACATACGGTAGTCTTGCCTTGGATATTATACTGGACGAGAACATGACATCATATAAAGAGATGCAGTCTTGGTTAGAGGGAACGATCAACTCCCCTCAGACATCTAACACTGATGCCCAATTTAATCCGTATCAGGATATCGTGGTAAGTATCTTAACGAGTCATAACAACTCCAATACGCAGATCCTATATAAAGACTGTATACCAACAAACATTAGTTCTATACAGTTGCAGGCGAATACATCGACTGTACAATTCTTAACCTTCAACGTGGAGTTTAGATTTTCGTCATTTGAACTGAGGTAGTATGAAATTTATTGAAGTGAAGAACCATCGTGTTCTTGATATATTAGAAAGATTTCGTTATTTGTATCGTGAGAAATATGATGTTACAAAAACAAGTGATTGCATGACAAGTCATATTGACAAAGGCGATCACTTCACATCCGAACAATACCTAGACGAATTAATGAAGAAGGGATCAGACCATGACGGTCTGCCCGCAGCTGCGTACTCGCATCCAATAAAACCTCAACACTATAATCAACCGGATGCTGAAGCGAAGGCGTTGTACGAGAAAGACTTCAATGAAATCAACGATCGACTCAAGACAGAATTGGGTCTACATTCTTCCGCATTGTCTCAGTTGTATCCACCTAAAGGATTTATAGACTGGCACAATAACGCAAATGCGTCATCGTTCAATGTCATATTTACATGGAGTGAGACCGGAGATGGTTGGTTCAAATGGGTAGATAACGGAAAGATAAATACTATGCATGACAAGAAAGGTTGGTCGTGTAAGGTAGGATACTTTGCAAGTTACGAAGAAGAAAGACCAGTCATATACCATTGTGCGTACACTGACTGTTATAGAATTACATTGAGTTTTACATTAGGGTATGATCAAGACTATTGGTTAGATATGATAGACTATATAAAGAATGAGGAATAAATTATGAAGTTAGATTTAGAATTGATATTGAGTGAGTGGAAGACAGACTGTCAAATCCCTACACATCAACTGGACGAAACGTCCCGTAACACTCCGATGTTACACGCAAAATATTTACAATACCTGTCCACAGCCAAGTTGTCCTTAAAACGTGCCGATCACGTACAGAAGATTCTGTTGAAAGATAAGTGGTTGTACTACAATGGCAAGATGGACGAGAACACCCTCAAACATAAAGGGTGGGAACCAGACCCGTTCAACGGTTTGAAGATACTGAAGGGCGAAATGGAACATTACTACGACTCCGATCCGGAAATTCAACGTAGTGAAGAAAAGATTGCGTACCTAAAGACTGTAATTGAGACACTTAATGAAATAGTAAATAACCTTAACTGGAGACATCAGACGATCGGAAATATGATCAGATGGAAACAATTCGAGGCAGGAGCATAAGATGAAGTATATAGTAGTAGGAACACCCGTCTGTGGATATTGCAGACAAGCGAAGGATCTACTGGAACGTAAAGGACTAGAGTACGATTACCGTGATCTGACGCAAATCGCATTGTCCGAACAGGAACGGTTGATGTCGGTGGCTGGTCAAGTATTCCGCACTGTTCCTCAGATCTTTACCGTAGAGGGTGAAGAGTGGAACCACATTGGTGGATACACGGAGTTGAATAAGTCCCTCAATGGATAACAACATTACCATAGGATTGCAGAGTCACTCACTATTAATGGTGCAGTGTAATGCACATCAAGCGCAAGAGTTACGAGATTACTTCTCGTTCTTTGTGCCTGGCCACAAGTTTATGCCAGCGTTTAAGGCAAGACGGTGGGACGGGAAGATTAAACTATTCAACATGGTGACTAAGACGTTGCCTGTTGGACTGTACAAACATCTGAAGAAATTCTGTGCAGATAGGTACTACCCGTTACAGTTGATGGACAGTGATGAGTTTGGTCATCCAGAGATTAAGAACAAGGTTGACCACCCATCTTTGATGAAAGAACTCAAAGACTACGAACCACCATTCGAACCACGGGGTTATCAGTATGACGCAATCGTCCACGGTATAGAAGAGAAGAGAGCGTTACTGTTATCTCCGACAGGATCAGGTAAGTCATTCATCATCTATAATCTGATGCGATGGGTTCAAGAACGAACCGAAGGTAAGACACTCATTATTGTTCCCACTACAAGTCTAGTGGAACAGATGTACAAAGACTTTGAAGACTATGGTTATGATGTACAGAATAATGTACATCGTATCTACTCCGGTAAGGAGAAGGTAACAGATAAGAGAATCATCGTATCTACATGGCAATCTATCTACAGATTCCCCCCAGAGTGGTTTACGCAGTTCGACTCTGTGTTTGGGGATGAGGTACATCTATTTAAGGCAAAGTCTCTATCTACGATGATGGACAAGTGTGTCAATGCTGAATATAGATGGGGTACGACTGGTACACTAGATGGTACTGAGACAAACAAATTAGTACTGGAAGGTTTATTCGGCCCCGTATTCACGGTGACTACCACCGTAAAACTAATGGAAAGTCAAACCTTGGCGGATCTGGATATATCAGTCCTGTTACTGCGGTACCATAACGACATCTGTGCAATGATGGAAGGCAAAACCTATCAGGAAGAGATCGACTATATAGTAACTAATGAAGACAGAGTTCGCTTTGTAACAAATCTCGCATTATCCCAAAAAGGGAATACTCTGGTGTTATTCCAGTTTGTCGAGAAACACGGTAAGGTCTTATTCGAGGCGGTACGCAACAAAGCAAAAGAAGACCGTAAGGTATTTTACGTTTCTGGTGAGGTCGATGCCGCCGATCGGGAACAAATTAGAGGCATCGTGGAGAGTCAAGATGATGGAATTATTATCGCTAGTATGGGGACTTTTAGCACTGGGATTAATATTCGCAACCTACACAATATTGTGTTTGCAAGTCCTTCAAAGTCTCAAGTCAAAGTTCTCCAATCGATCGGACGAGGACTGAGAAAGTCTGACAACAATGCAACGACCAAGTTGTTTGACATTGCTGATGACCTACACACAACAACGTATAAGAATTTCACGTTGCGCCACAGTGCAGAAAGAATAAAGATATATAATAAAGAGAAGTTTAGACATAAGATTTATCCTATAAACTTGAAAGGGAAAAGTGATGAGTGAATTGAATCCGTATGACATTAAACATATTAAGTTGTCTACAGGAGAAGAAGTCTTGTGTGAGATCATCGAGGAAGATGAATATGATCTAGTGATAAGACGTGCGTTGAAGCTTCAAACGGATATTGACGAAGAGGGTACACGGTACCATTCGTTTCGAACCTACATGACGTATCAAGATGATCCGGAAGTTTATGTTATCTTGAAATCAATACATGTGGTATCCGTTACTTACCCAAGTCCTACAATGATGAAACAGTACCTATACTCAATCAGTGCAGTCGAAAAAAATAGGATGATGGCTGATGAAGAAGAAGGTATGACTTCAGAGGACATTTACGATAGAGTACTGAATAGTATGGGTAGAGACTCTAATAATAGTAATGTATTACAGTTTCCAGATCCAGAGAAAACAGTTCACTGAATTTTACATATACTGACTGGCAGAAGAAGTGCTTCTATTATACAGATGCCCGCAACTTCTGTCAAGCGATTAATGAGATAATTATGAAAAAGATTGGATTTACATGTTCCGCATTTGATTTATTACATGCTGGTCATGTGTCGATGTTGAGAGAAGCAAAAGATCACTGTGACTACCTTATCTGTGGGTTGCAAGTGGATCCTTCTGGCCGTAAAGGCAAAAACAAACCTATCCAGACGGTAGTCGAACGGTACGCACAACTCAAGGCAGTTGGTTACGTTGATGAGATTATTCCATATGGGGGTGAAGAAGATCTAGAGGACATTCTTAATATGTACAGTATTGATGTCAGAATACTTGGTGACGAGTATAGGGATCAAGATTTCACTGGTAAGGACATATGTCGTAAACGTGATATAGACTTGCACTTCAACCGTAGAGACCATCGATTTAGTTCTAGTGATCTACGAAGACGAGTGTGTGAAATTTAGCGCTGGACTTCTCAGCGGAAGTGTGTTATAATATGCAAAATAAACGAGAACGATGATATGAAAGTTAAACCTGATATGAAAAAAGTTAAACCTAAAGAAAAACCGCATTACGTAAACAACGCTGAGTTCTCTCAGGCAGTCGTGACTTATGTTAGTCATGCACGAATGTGTAAGGAAGCAGGGAAACCGAAACCCATTGTTCCGGATTACATTGCCAGTTGTTTCCTAAAGATTAGTGAAGGATTGTCCCACAAGGCGAACTTTGTCCGATACACTTACCGTGAAGAGATGGTAATGGATGCGGTAGAGAACTGTCTAAAGGCGATCGAGAACTACAACCTAGAGGCTGCAACACGATCTGGTAAACCAAATGCATTCGCATACTTCACACAGATTACGTGGTACGCCTTCCTCCGCAGAATCCAACGTGAGAAACGTCAACAAGATATCAAGATGAAGTATATCGCAGAGGCGGGTATCGAGCAGTTCCTAGATTTGAATGATGACAACGGATTCACTGACTATAGTAATGTACTCCCATTTGTTGATCAACTCAGACAACGTATTGATGTAGTAAAGAACGCAGATGCCGACTTTAAAGAATATGCGAAAGAAGAGAAGAAACAACGTAAGAGACGTGCAGTCAATGTTGATTCTGATCTCAGTGATCATATGGTATAGGCGGTTGAATACGGTCTATGGTGAAACTGGATATCATCCGAGTCTTCTAAACTTGTGTTCAAGGTTCGAGTCCTTGTAGACCGACCAATCGAATAATGCTTGACATTGTACTGCGATCTGTGGTATAATGTCGATTATATTAACAAAGGTATATATTATGAGTATCATGGGTTATAACAATCCGTCAACAGACAAACCCTACATTTCGTTAGTGTGTCATCCCTACGAACACGAAACATCTGTTAATACACGTGTCAGTATAGATATCATGCAGAAGGATCTATCACGTGATGATCTATGTGAAGTGTTCGAAACTTTTATGAAGTCGATGGGTTACCACTTTAATTCAAATGAATCTCTCGGTATTCTGGTCGATGGTGAATGATTAAATGAAAATCGCAATACTAAATGACACCCACTGTGGCATCCGTAATTCGTCTGACATCTTTATGGACTATCAAGAGAAGTTCTATCGAGATGTCTTTTTCCCTTACCTACGTGAGAACGGTATTACTCAGATTCTACATCTGGGTGATTACTACGATAACCGTAAGACGATTAACTTCAAGGCCCTAAAACACAACCGTAAGATCTTTCTAGAGAAGTTGCGGGAGTATGGTATCACGATGGATATCATTGTCGGTAATCATGACGTTTACTTCAAGAACACCAACGAACTGAATGCCCTCAAGGAACTACAGGGTCACTACATGAATGAAGTGAACGTTATCCTTGACAATACTGTCATGAAGTACGGTGACTTGGATATCGCTTTGATACCTTGGATCAATCCAGAGAACGAAAAAGAAACATTAGAGTTTCTAAAGAATACCAAAGCAACTGTTGTGGGCGCACACTTAGAGTTAGATGGTTTTGAGATGTCTAAGGGTATTCCGTGTCACGGTGGTATGAGTATGTCTCACTTCCAACGATTCGACATGGTTCTATCTGGACACTTCCATACTCGTTCGTCACAGGGCAACATTCATTATCTTGGGTCGCAGATGGAGTTCTTCTGGTCTGATTGTGATGACAGGAAATACTTCCATGTTCTTGATACCGAAACAAGAGAACTGACTCCGGTACACAATCCGGTCACGATCCACGAGAAGATTTACTACGATCATGAGAAGATGGACGAGTTCAAGTTCAAGGATATGCGTTATCTTGATGAGAAGTTTGTTAAGATAATCGTTACCAATAAGGGTGATCCGTATACGTTCGAACGTTTTGTGGATCGTGTACAATCTCAGAAGATTCATGAACTGAAGATTGCCGAAGACTTCTCTGAGTTTGGTGGCATGGCAGTAGACGATGACAACCTAGAGGTTGACGATACAGCTACTTTGGTAAACTCATATGTTGACAATATCAATACAGATCTAAACAAAGATAGGATTAAGAAGGAGATTACTTCGTTGATGAAAGAAGCGGAGAACATCGAAGTTGCTTAATCATTATCGGAGTAAGGGTTGGGTTCATATAGAGAACTTTCTGATGCCTCGCGATGTGTCAGGTCTTAGGTATCACGGTGGTCAGATAGCCGGTCTTATCCGTGATACTAAAGATATCGGGTCTCCGTGTGTATATGGTTCACCTACTCATTGGTCTGGTGTCGGATGTGCATCGATGTATGGTCGAGTTCTTTGGGGTCTATATACGTCACCATTTATGCACGATCTCGCTACTACATTGTTAGAGACAGACGAACCTTACTTGTTCAACGATCAGTTGGTGTGGAAGTATTCTAATGATGAGTTCGGGTTTGAATGGCATACCGATAACCACACTGGGTTTAGAGATAACCCTATTCGAGACAAAACAGTAAATTGTTTGATATTTGCACATGACGTTACAGAAGACAACGGTGGTTTGACCCTAATGAATAAGGACAACCATAAAGAGGTAACGTTGTTTCCGAAGTCTGGGGATGTTGTGTGTATAGATGGTAACACGTATCATGCATCTGGCGTAAACACGTCAGGTTCGGTAAGGGGAGCATATGCTTGTGTATATGCTGATAACATGGTCGAAAGAGACCGATATTATATAACGAGGTTTTACGATGAACGGAAAGAAAGCGAAACTAATGAGGAAAGCTGGGATTTCGAAAAAGAAAGACAAGAGAAATTATCAGTCAATGAGTCACCAGAATAAAGGTATGTTTGGAGACGTGGTTGCTGAAGTATCATCTAAGGGTGGAAAGTTAGTCAATGCCAACTAGGAACGATGTAACTGGGGACACTATTCAGTCAAAGGGCCCCAGCAAGAAGTACATGGATAACTATGATTCGATCTTTGGTAAGAAGAAGAAGGATCAGAAGTCCGTCCAACGTGAAGTAACGGATCTGAATCATGATGGTCATGAAGACGCACCCGATGAAGAAAACGCTTGACAATACACTCACAGGCCTGTATAATACGTACCTATGATTAAATTTCAAAAACTCCGATTCAAGAACTTTCTGTCTACTGGGAATACTTTCACAGAGATAGACTTTATTAATTCACCTACTACTCTTGTGGTGGGACATAACGGTGCGGGTAAGTCTACTATGTTAGACGCCCTATCGTTCGGTCTCTTTGGGAAACCACACCGCAAGATTTCTAAACCGCAACTGGTAAACTCAATCAACGGCAAGGGAACAATGGTCGAAGTGGAGTTCATGGTTGGGGCGCAACAGTACAAGATTGTACGTGGTATCAAGCCTAATATCTTCGAGATCTGGCAGAACGGTAACATGATCAATCAGAACTCACATGCAAAAGAATATCAACAGGTTCTAGAGAAGAACATTCTGAAGTTGACTCACAAGAGTTTTCACCAGATTGTTGTTCTCGGATCAAGTTCTTTTGTCCCGTTCATGCAGTTGACTGGGGGTGCAAGACGTGAGGTGATCGAGGATCTACTTGACATTGGTGTATTCTCTAAGATGAACAGTATCCTCAAAGAGAAGACGGGTCTACTCAAGGATCAGATTCGTGAGTGTAATCACAACATAGAGATGTGTAAGACTAAGGTCAATGCACAGAAGAAATACCTACGTGATCTGAATGCAGTGAATACCGCATACCGTAATGAGAAGGAAGAAAAGATCGAAGAGATAAGTTCTGAGATCGAACAGATACAGGAACGCAACATCGAGTTATCACAGATCATTACGGAACGTCAGCCACCTCTCTTGGATAACATTGCGAGTCTTGCTAAGAAGAGTAAAGAACTGACCGAATATATGTCCACGTTCAAGTCACAGATCAAGTCTCTTGTAAAGGAGTCTAAGTTCTTTGAAGAGAACGAAGTGTGTCCTTCGTGCGATCAGGATATTTCTCAGGAGATCCGTGATGAGAAAGTCACCAAGGCAAAGCGTAAGGCGAAGGGTCTGAACGATACTATGGTCATGGCAAAGGAGAAGGAGGCAGACCAACAGTCTCTCCAAGAATCCTATGATGCCATGATGGAGTCGATACGTAATTACTCTAACGAGTTGAACAATAACAACCAGACCATTTCTCGTTTACAAAAGAACATTTCAACTATACAGTCAGAGTTGTCTAAGATTCACGATGACACTGGTGATCTGGAAACGGCTAACAAAGAGTTGGATGGTCTTCGTGAAGAAGAACTGACGTTGACCGAAGACAAGTATAAGTTAAATGAACAGTTCTCGTATAACCAAGTTAATGCAGAACTGCTTAAAGATACAGGTATCAAAACTAAGATCATCAAACAGTACATTCCGGTGATCAATCAGTTGACCAACCAGTATCTACAGATTCTAGACTTCTTTGTACACTTTGATCTGGACGAGAGTTTCCAAGAGACTATCCGTTCACGTCACCGTGATGCATTTACGTATGACTCATTCTCTGAGGGTGAGAAACAACGTATCGATTTGTCCCTACTATTTACGTGGAGACAGATTGCGAAGATGAAGAATTCAGTTGCGACTAATCTATTGATTCTGGACGAGACATTTGATTCGTCTCTGGATGATGATGGTGTAGACAATCTGATGAAGATTATTAATAGTCTGGGTGAAGATACCCATGTGTTTGTGATCTCGCACAAAGGCGAACTAGAAGATGCGGCGTTCGAGAGACGTATCGAATTTGTCAAAGAAAAAAACTTCTCGAAAATGAAAGAGGCGGCTTGACTCTGACAGCCGACTGTGGTATAATATGAAACTTAACAACCGATCAATCTAGGAATTAATTATGGAACTATCTGATAAAACTCTTACAGTACTCAAGAACTATGCGAGTATCAACCCCAACATCGTATTCTCTGAGGGACAAAACCTCAAGACTATCTCTGTTGCCCGCAACGTAATGTCGCAGACATCTATCGAAGAGATCATGCCAAATAACTTTGGTATCTACGACCTCAACGAATTCTTGTCTGTACTGGCATTGGTTGACAAACCTAATCTATCTTTCGCTGAACACTATGTGAACGTAGGTGACTCTACTGGTCGTAGTAAGATCAAGTACTACTATACTGACCGAGACATGTTGACCACTCCTACCAAGGATATCATCATGCCTGAAGCAGACGTTACGTTTACACTAGATATAGACACGTTATCAAAAGTCAAACGTGCGGCATCTGTGTTGGGTCACAGTGAGATTTCGATTACGCCTGCAAGTGGTGCGGTTCGACTATCTGTTATTGATAGTAAAGATGCCACATCCAACGCATTTTCCATTGACGTGGAAGGTACGTATGATAGTGAAACACCGTTCAACTTCATTATGAATGTGAATAACCTTAAAGTAGTAAACGAAGACTTTACCGTAAGAATGAGTAAGAAACTTATCTCGCAGTTCAAGTCACAACAATCAGAAATTGAGTACTTCATTGCACTCGAAAAAACTTCTAAGTATGGAGCATAAAATGTCAGACCAAGAACAATTGAATGATTTAGCAAACCGTGTAGCACGATCTTGTGTTGCGGTAATCGACACCGTAGTACAACGTGGCGGTTTCAAAGGTGAAGAACTCACCACCATTGGTCAATTACGTGATCAAGCGGTACAGGTGATTAATATGGTTGAAGCTGCACAGGGTGCGGAAGAAGTAGAGGAGTAGTACAATGGAGGCAACTGATATTGCAGTAGGAGTTTACATCCTGATAGGACTATCTTTAGTCGCATGGTTTCTTACAAAAGCGTTTAACCGTGATTTTATAGAGAATAGTCGGGAAGCGGAAGATCGAATAGAATCTGCACTAAAGTCGATCGAAGAGTTGCATAGTAGTCTAGATGCGAATCGCACGGAAGAGTTTGACGGACTTACTAAAGCTAAGTTGCGTGTCATTGCCGAAAAACGTGGGATTAAAACTAATACCCGCATGACCAAAGTTCAACTACTGGTACTCCTACGCCAGAAGTAAACCTTGATCGGTTAAGGTTTTTATGGATTTTTTTCCTTAATAAAAAGTCCCTCTTAGCTTGACTTGATTATATCAACTGTGATATAATACCTTTTTTATTATGGAGAATCGAATGTCTAATGACTTTCTTTGGGTCGAGAAATATCGTCCCGCAACTATCGCAGATACTATCTTATCTGCACCCCTCAAAAAAGTATTTCAGAAAATCGTAGAGACCGGAGATGTCCCGAACATGATGTTCGCGGGCGGAGCTGGTACAGGTAAAACCACTGTCGCAAAGGCAATGTGTAATGAACTAGGTCTCGACTATATCATCATCAACGGTTCTGATGATCGTAATATCGATACTCTACGTGGTAAGATCAAACAGTTCGCCTCATCTGTATCTCTCTCTGGTGGTTACAAAGTTGTAATCCTAGATGAGGCGGACTACCTTAACGCGAACTCTACGCAACCCGCACTCCGTGGTTTCATCGAAGAGTTCTCTGACAACTGTCGATTCATACTTACATGTAACTTCAAGAACAAGATTATCGAACCTCTCCATAGTCGATGTAGTGTGTATGAGTTCAACAACAGTAAGAAGATCCTCGCTGGTCTTTGTCAACAGTTCATGCCCCGTCTACAGAATGTTCTTGATACGGAAGGTGTGACATATACCGACAACGTTATCGCAGAACTGATTATGAAGTATGCCCCCGATTGGAGACGTGTACTTAATGAGGCGCAACGCCACTCTATTGGTGGTGCATTGGAATCCAATGTCCTGATCGAAACTTCTAATAATTACAATGATCTCTTCACCCATCTCAAGGGTAAAGACTTCAAGAAGATGCGATCTTGGGTAGTAAACAATATGGATGTGGAACCCGCTCAAGTATTTCGTGGTGTCTATGACTCTATGGAAGGTCGAGTGGCCCCTAACTCAATACCGCAACTGGTATTGATCCTCGCTGATTATCAATACAAGAATGCATTTGTTGCAGACCATGAAGTCAATCTGGTTGCGTGTCTCACAGAATGCATGGCAAACGTGGAGTACTTATAATGGATATTCATGTAGTAACAATGTTAGAACGTGGTGGTAGTACTGGTTACGCTAGAACTACTGATAAGGCATACATCTCTGGTGTCTTTGATAGTCTGTCCCAAGCAATTACTGCTGGTGAGATCGAAGAGGCGTGGCAGGACAACCATTACTGTTACACCATTTCAAAACACGAACTCAATACGTGCGAAGACTGGCAGAACAAAATTGAT